CCATGAGCCCCGCGCCGTTTTTCATTGGAAAAACGGTCGGAGATTCTACGACCCCGCCGTTAGCGAATTTCTGGACGCCGCCGTCAAAAGCCCCGCCATCGGCGAACAGCCCAGCAAAGAGCCCTCCAGCCCCCGGCATACCAAACATACTGAACGCGGCGGAAAGGAGTTGACTTGAAGCCATCTTTGCCATTTGACTCGCGATACTTTGAACAAAATTGCCGAATTTAAACTCACCGGTGGTAATAAAATTGGCTAAAGCGTTTTCTGCACCCTTGAACGTATTACCGAGAACACTTTCGAGTTGCGCCGCATTGTTTGTCGCTTTTGTTGTGTAATCTTCAAAAGCGCGGGCGGCACCGTCGACCCAATCCGTCGAAATCTCGCGCAGCTTATCCGCGTTTTGTTGGCGCAATGTCAGCGCTTGCTGCTCATTCAAAAGCCCTTGTTGTTGCAGCGCGACGATTTGTTGCTCTGAGGCTAAAATCTTTTCTTTTTCAGTCACCGTTTGCTTGATCAACTGATCTGCTTGTTGTTCCAAAGCCTGCCTTTGCGTTTGCTGCTCTGCGAGGGCTTCCTCAGCCGCTCGTCTTGCTGCAATATTCGCGGGCAATTGCTCTTGTAGACGCTGTTGAATCGTCGCGAATTGCTGCTCAGTGAGATAACCTTGTTGTCTAAGATTATTGGCTTTTGCAAGCTGTTCATTGATCCGTTCTTCTGCTGTCGCGACACTCGACAAAAGCCCTTTGGCGTCTTGCAGCAGTCGGTTGCGCTCTTTCTCTGCTTCTGACAGAGCCGATGTGGAACGTGGACCAGATGGAACAGATGGAACAGACGTTTTCGACGACAAAAGTTTCGTTTTGGCGATTAAGTTATCAATGTCCAAAGGCGCAGCAGGCGGAACGCTCGGAGAGCTTTTCACAGCCGGAGCAGACGGCCTGGAGCCTCGCGCTCTTAGCTTCTCGAGTTCATTGCGGTCTTCAGCAGCTTTTTTTACGGACTTCGTAAATTTATCTGAGATTTCACCGAGCAAATCGCGCTTATGGATTTTTTCAATCCGACTTAGCAGTCCGTCAAACCCTGAATTTACAGCTTCGTTTGAAAACAGACCTTTAATTTCGTTTACGACTGCGATTGCCGTTTCTTTAAGCCCGAGCAAACTGTTGAGCATTGCGTTGACTCCGGCGACTACAAAAGTATGGATAAATCGCATGTAAGATTCTATAGAGTCTGCAAGTCCGCTAAAAGAGTCGTCAATTTGGTCATTGCCCAAAAATATTTCAGCAAACGCTTCAGAAATGGACGCAACAGACGCTGTGACAACATCTTTAATAAAGAACCAAGTTCCTTTTACGACATCTCGAACTTTAACGACTTCACCGCCTAACGTAACATATTCATTCCAATTCAATGTGATAGCCGCTGTCAACGCGCCGATGGCAGCGACAACTACGCCGATGGGGTTCGCTAAAAGAATCGCGTTTAAGACCGCTTGCGCGCCTGCCGCTGTGCGGATAGCTTTTGCGAACTGTGCGAATGCCGACACCCAAGCCGCGACCATTCCGCCGATCCGCAAACCAACGAACGCAGTGCCGGCAATCGTTAGCAGCTCGAAATTATTAACGACCGTTTCCGCAACTGCTACAAGTCCGACAAAAGCATCATGCAGCGTTTGCCCCAGCGCGGCGATAACGCCTGCTTCGCGCGCTTCGGCAATCGCGGTTTTTATGCCATCGGCGAAGTCGATGAGCGCCGGCGCGACCATGCTCCCAAGCTCAACCAGCGCGGCATCAAGAACATTGCCAAAAATTTGCATCTGCGCTGAAAAAGAAGTCGCAGCAACAGCAGCTTCTTTGTTCAATGCAATGTTATTCTCCCATTCTGATTTCGCCATTGATAATGCTCGTGAAAGCGTCTCATAGCGCCCGGCGAGCGTGCCGATGACTTGAAGATTTTCAACACCTTTCAGATTAACGGCGCTTAAGACTCCGGCAACGTCACCGCCGGAACGTTGGATCTTGCCAAGGCCGGTAATAAAAGCTTCAAACGCTCCGGCAGAATCGTCCCGAAAAGCTTGCTTGAACGCTCCTACAGACTGGCCTGAGACTTTAGCAAAGACCTTTAAACTTGCTGATCCGCTTGAAATCGCAGCATTCATCTGCGCGAAGGTGCGCCCGACAGCGGATCCCCCGAGTTCTGCTTCGACCCCCAAGGCTTGCAAAGCGGCGCCCATGCCTGCGGCGTCCTGCGCTGAAACATTGAAGACTGATGTCGCTTGCGCGATCCGTTTTGTCGCAGACGCAATCTCTGCTTCTGTTGCTGCAAAATTGTTCCCGAGTTGCACAATCGTCGAAGCGAGCTTATCGACATGACTGACATCTGTCCCGGTCACTTCGAGAATACGCGCAAGAGTCGTCGCCGCTTCTTCTCCGGCCAAGTTCGACGCAAGCCCGAGCTTACCGATGGTTTCCGTGAACTTCAGAATATTATCTGACCCAGAAATCCCAAGCTGACCGGCGGCCTGCGCGATTTCGAGCAGTTCTGTTGTCGCAACCGGGACCCGTGCCGCAATTTCTTGAATACGCGCCCCGAGGGTCTCAAGTTCCGTGCCACTTATATTTGTTGTTTTGCCGACAGCAATAAGACGCTTTTCAAACTGCGCGAACTGGTCGACAACTTCACCGAGGCTCACCGCACCGAGACTTGCAACGAGAGAAGCCGTGAGTAGCCGCGCCGAACTCGCAACTGTCTCCATGGATTTGCGGACTTGCAACATTGACCGTTCAGCATCGCGCGCAAAACGATTGAAATCTTTGCGCGTTCGCCGGATTTGCACCGCAGCTTTTTGTCCGTCAACCTCGACTTCTAAAGTCGCGGTTTCATCTGCTGCCATTTTTGCTACTCGTCAATTGCAAAAATTCGCTATCTAATGCTGAGACAACATCGATAAACATCATGCACGTTTCAACATCTTGAACACATGCAAGATCAAGATAAGCCCGCATTTCACTCATCGGGATGCCGCCGAGAGCCATACCGATAGATCGAGACGATACAAGCCGCCAGAACCCGTCCCAGAAAAATCGTTCATACTCATGGATCTCAGGGGCTTCAGGAACAGCACGCCCTTCCGTTTCCATCTGCGCGAGCATCGCCCGTTTCCGTGGATCCGATCCGTAACTCATATGAAACTTTAGGGCCTTTATCAGTTTCCCGCTATGTCCTCGATTTGCTCTGCACGAAACAGATCATTTTCTTGAGAAAGAGCAGTCACATCGTCCCGGATTTCTCGCACACTCAATAACTTGCGTGCATTTTCGACGCTATAAGGGATCGGGAGACCATTATCATCTTCGATATTTTCCCAGCCGAGTAAAATAGTTCTCGCCATAGCTTCTAAAACGATTTCTTCAAGAAGATCGTCCGGGACCTTGCCCTGCCGAAAGCCCCGTGCGCGTTCGCGGTGAATCTTTCCGTATTCCCGTTTCCATGCTTCTGAGCCAGACCGCCCAATTTTCAAACGAATTTTGCTTGGCAGAGTCACCCAGACGCCTTCATTTTCAAGATTCTCATCTGTTTTAAGTTCAGAAAGACGAACCATAATACCTCATATCTTAGAGAGTGATTGTCGGGAAGCGGTCGATTTGTAATGTCGTTTCACTGCCATCTTTGGTTTTCAAAGCCTGGTAGCCCATTTCTACTGTGAAATCTTCGCCGACGCCGCTCGCTGCGGCGCCGCCGGAGCTAAATTTCACGCGCGGCATGCTGAAGACATACCCATTGTGCTCAGCATCGCGAATGCAAAAAGCGATGCTGGTCTCTGTGTTGTTAATGAATTTGTTGTAGAAATCTGGATTACTAAAAAAAGCTGTTAGAGAGCCGGTGACTTCAGACACACCGTAGCCAACGCCGATAGCACCGAGCGTGCCGATAGCATTTTGAGCCCTCAAATTGTTGGTCGATTCAATAGAAAGCGCGGAGAAATAGACCGGCGAAGGCTGGCCATTCTCAATGACTTTCGCAACATTAGAGACGGCATTGATGACTGGCGTTAATGTCGCACTCTCAAGGGGTCCAGCCCCCGAACTGGCTTGTGCAACAGGGTCTTCTTGCTTGCCCATGAAATTGAAAGAACCGGTCAGGATTTCCCCAGTGCCAATATTGAGTGACATAGAATTCGGCACCATCCCCGACCAGCACCAGAAATAGCCTTTATCCCGGATTTCACGCTCCATCACGAAAGACCGGCGCTCGATCCCGTTCCGCAGCAAATGACTGATTTCAAGCGTAATTGTCGCGCCGCCTCCCGCATTTTCGTCTCGCAAAACAATACCGTCGAGGGGGAGCTCTGTTGCGGTCGGTTCCGCAGAGATTCGAGCAAAGCCGTTGTTCTCTGCTAGAGTAAAGCCACTAAGGCGGAGCCATTGCCCCGGAATCAACGCGAAATCGGTCCAAGAAAAACTGCCATCAGAAACTAATGTGTTTCCTGAAGCGACGGCTTGGATAGCTCTATTGCGAACACCTGCGAGTTCTAGGGTCACACTCGCCGGACCGGTTTCTGAAACTAAAGTCGCGTTCTCGAAAGTCAAAGCAGATGCTACTGCCGTTTTGACTTCGAACAAGCCGTTATTCGCCTCTGTTGCAAAACCGCCAACGCGGACCAACGCGCCCACGGGCCAGGCGGATAAATCGACATCGCTGCTGTCGATACCATCTGGAGCCGTAGCTGCAAAATCACCGCCTTCCTGCCCCCGACTGTGAATTTGAATTTTCTGGCCTGCGGGCTCACTGACCAAATTGGTTGTATCGAGCGTTAAGCTCGAGACTGAAGACGCCGTAACTCTTGCTGTGACTATAGTGTTTTCACAATTAACCGCGCCGCGAACAGTTACTAAAGTTCCGACCGGGAACACCGACAGATCTGTCGAGCTGCTTGTCATCGTTGACGGCGCGGCAAAGCCGATGTCATCTGCATCAATCACACGCGGACCGGGGCTGCGCCATGTAGACCGGAGGGTTGCTTCCATCAAGTCTTCGAAGGTTCCAAAACTTAGCTCAAACTCGACGTCGCCAGACGCTTGCGCTCCAGTCTGAATCAAATCCGAACGCTGCGCCGCTGGGTCAATCTCGTTCGAAACGGTTGTCGAAATCTCGAACCCAAGGCTTTCTGACGTCATTCGCAAAGGGCGCATCGGACCGGGAGCGGCGTCGCCCCAGCATTTCTCCGGGCGGTACCAAAGGACTGCTGTCGATGTATCAGAAAGACGCTCACATTGAGTCATATGTCATCTCGTCAAAAAAGAAAGGAGTGATAACCCGCGCTTGCCAAAATGTCGCTGGCGAAACGGGGCCGCGCACCCGGCTGTCAGAAGATTTCAAGGTAATGCCGTCGACAATGCGTTGAGACAGGATTGCGGTTACGTCAGCGGCCAATCCTTCCGCTTCGGACAACCCTTTACCCGCCGGGACAAAAATCATAACGATAAAGTCACCGTGGAATCGTTGTATGCGACCGGGGTGCAGAGCCGGTTGCTGCGATGCGGTCCATTCAAGCAAAAGCTGGACCCAAGGGTCGCTATGCGGCGGTTTGAAATTGACATTTTCTAAAGAAACAGGGGTTTTGCTGCCCCAGCTTGTTTCAAAATGGTTTTCTAAGATACTTCTAGCGTCTCTGCGGGCTGTCATACCCGTCCGCTCTTTTTAAAGCCTCGGATTTCCCGCAATCTTGCCCGCGTAACAGCACGTTTGATCCAACCCGGTTTCGGCTGTTGATCAGACCATCCTTTTTCTGCGATAGCGAGCATGTACGGCGCACTGTTTCGTAAGTAGAATTTGTCCCCCATCACATAGCGCTCAAGCACGGCGCGGGCCGCCGCAATAGCTTCAGCGCCCGATGGATCGCGTGCGTTCTTGTCATAGCCATATTTGCGCTTGTTCAAACTTGATTGCCAGTTGCCGCGCAGCCGACCCGTGTCTACAGGTGTTGAAACGATGACTTCTTCTGCTACCGCGCGTGCAAGAGACTTGCATTTCCGGCGGTGCAGTTCTTGCACAAGTTCATTAAATCTCTCAACGTCACCAGAAAATCCCTTCATTGCTGGATTTCCGCTTTATAAACGAGCGCAACGGTCCCCGGCTTTACCGTATCGACGGA